CAAGAGTATTTAGCAGAATTTTTAGAAGATTCGGCCGGAGTGTTTAGGAATATCAAGGCTTGCATTCAGGGAGAATTTGAAGAACCAAAACATAAACATACTTACGTTTTAGGCTGGGACGTAGCCAAGCATGAGGATTTTTCTGTCATGATGGTGGTTGATGAAACAACAAACCACTTGGTGGCTTTCGATCGATTTAACCAAATTGATTATACTTTTCAACTGATTCGACTTGCCAATTTAGCCCAGAAGTATAAAGCTTCAATTATTATGGATTCAACGGGGGTTGGGGATCCGCTTTTTGAGCAGGTGAAAAAATTGGGATATTCGGTAGAAGGCTTTAATTTTACCAACACTTCAAAACAGCAATTAATAGAAAACTTATCAGTTTTTTTAGAACAGCAAAGAATTTCATTTCCTTATATTCCCGAGCTTATCCACGAATTAGAGCTTTTTCAATACGAACTCACCCGAGCCGGCAATGTTCGATATTCAGCACCGCAGGGTTACCATGACGACTGCGTGATGAGCTTGGCATTAGCTTGTTGGAAACTACAAAAAAAGAATATCCCTACCATCTGGAGACTGAACTAAATGTTTGAATGGCTGAAACAACTGTTCCACCACAAGCAATCCCGAACCTATAACTCTGTTGTCCGATTTTATTCCGGTCAGGCGGTGTGGACGCCCAAAGATTATGAAAATTTTGCCAAAGAAGGTTATGGAAATAATGTTTATGTCTATTCCTGCGTTCGCCTAATCGCTCAAGCCTGTGCCGGTATTCCTTGGTTATTATACGAACAAAAGAAAGACAAATTAGAGGAATTAAACCTTAACCATCCTCTTCTGAAAGTGTGGAATCGGCCAAATCCCTTTGAAGGGTTTGGTTCCTGGTTTGAAGCAATGGTGAGCTATTTATTGTTGTCGGGGAATACGTATATTGAACGAACCCTTACTCGACCAAGCGAAAAATTAGAGCTTTACGTATTGCGGCCTGACCGGATGAAAATTGTTCCTGGTGATCAGAATAAGCCCATTTTGCGATACGAATATACAGTCAACGGAAACACGACACTACTTGAACCCGAATTAATTCTCCACATTAAGTTCTTTAATCCCTTAAACGATTTTTACGGCATGAGCCCGCTTGAAGCCTCTGCTCGAAGCATTGACCAAAATAATGAAGCTCGGAAATGGAATGTTTCTTTGTTGCAAAATTCGGCTCAACCTTCGGGAATTCTTTCGACCGACCAGACCTTGAGCGAAGACACCAGAAGAATCTTACGGGAACAGGCCATTGAGCTTTACGGCGGTTCTAATAATGCCGGCAATGTTTTTGTTGCCGAGGCTGGATTGAAATTTCAGCCAACCGGATTATCGCCGCTTGATATGAGTTGGTTAGAAGGATCGAAGCTTTCGGCTCGTGAAATAGCCATTGCTTACAACGTAGCCCCCGAGCTTATTGGAGACAATTCCTCAAAAACTTATTCCAATTATGGTGAAGCGAGAAAAGCTCTCTATCAAGAAACCGTTCTTCCCTTAATGGATTATTTAAAAGACGCTTTCAACAACTGGCTGGTTCCATTGTGGGGAGAAAACTTATACCTCGATTATGACAAAGACGGTATCGAGGCACTTCAAGAAGACCAGGATAAACTTTATAACCGGATGTTTGGAGCGGTTGACCGAGGGATTATTACCAGGAACGAAGCACGAGAGATGTTAGGGTTTGAAACCCTAAAAGTTCCTGAAGCGGATAGGCTTTATATTCCTTTTTCCTTAACTCCAATAAATGAGGAACCAACAGAAGAAGAACCAGAAAAAGAACCCACTGAAGAACCGATTGAAGAAGAAACCGAAAAATCTTTTTCTCAAAAAAAAACCTTATTCTCTGAAGAAAAGCTTGCTGAACTTTGGGAATACAAACGAAAACGCTATTGGGACCCATGGGAAAAGAAATGGAAGAAAGCCCTCAAACCTTACTTTGACGAGCAAGAAAAAGAAGTTTTAAAGAATATTGAGAACAGAAAAGCCGCTATCAGGAAAGAGGATATATACGAGATCGAGCAGTGGAATAAAAAGTTGCGGAAACTCTCTAAACCCTTGCTTTTAGAAATTATCAAAGGAGGGGTTGAAGCCGCCATTAATGAATTAGGAATTGAAGTTGCTTGGAATATCGACAACCCCAGGGTTAATGATTGGATTAAAGAAGAGCTTGGAAACAAGATTAAAGGAATTAACGATACCACCCTTGAGAAGCTGAAGGGTACACTGCAAGATGGAATTGACCTTGGAGAAGGGGTTGACGATCTGGCTAAAAGAGTGAGAGAAACCTTTGAAGATGCCAGAGGGTATCGAGCGGAAAATATTGCGAGAACAGAAACCATATCTGCTTTTACTGAGGGCAATCGGCAGTTATACCAGGAAGCCGGAGTGAAACAATTACAATTTTGGGCCGCTAAGGATGAAAGAACTTGTGAAGAATGTTTTTCAGAACATGGGAGAAAATATGATATTCAAGAATCCCAAGGGGTGATTCCGAAGCACGTAAATTGCCGGTGTACTTGGGTGGCAGTTCTGGAGGAGTGAAAGTAATAAGGATGATAGATAGCCTTCATAATGTTTTAAAAGACAATCTTACCATAACAGAGCCTTAAGTCGTTTTATTTGTGGCTTGTTTGTTTTCACACACTTGCACCAGGAGGCATAGCAATGGAAAGAAAAACTTTCCGGTTAAAGCTCAATGACCTTGACGATCAGGGAGTTTTTACCGGTTACGCTGGAATATTCGCAATTGAAGACTTGCAAAATGACATTATCGAACGAGGGGCATTTAAGCGTACTCTCGACCATTCAGGCGGATCAGTTCCTATTTTGTGGCAACATAAATCCGATGAACCAATTGGCGTTGGGTTAGAAGCCAAAGAAGATGCCAGCGGTTTGTTTGTTCGAGGGCAACTCAACCTTGATACTCAGAAAGGGAAAGAAGCCTATTCCTTATTAAAACAGGGAGCCATAAAGGGGTTGAGCATTGGTTATGATCCGGTAAAGAAAGAATACAAGGACGGGAAAAGGCTATTAAAAGAGATAAAACTTTATGAGTATTCAGTAGTCACCTTTCCGGCCCAACCATTGGCAAACGTTTTAGACGTGAAAGAAGAAGGGTTGAAAGAAGGTTCTACAGAAACATCCGATGTTCAAGATTCGTTAGGCGAGCACGATGAATTAACAAAAAAATCAACGGATTTTAATGAAAACTTTAATGAAATGCAACGTCAACAGGAATTATATTCAAGACTTTATAACCTGAATGACGCTTTAAATCAAGCAACTTGGGAAATATTTTATCCTAAAACGATTGGAAGTTCAGAATTATCCATTGATGAAAAGCTCTATAACATCAAGAAAAACCTTGATAATTATGTTTCCGCTTATTACCAATGGGCCAACGATTTTCTCAGTGCCAATTTTAAATCAATCAAACCTACTGATTTTAAATCGGGGAGAGTTCTCTCCTCGGTGAATTTATCTCAAATTAAAGATGTAATTGCTGCTCTTCAGGCCCTCGTTGAGAAAGCTGAACCTCAAGAAGACTCGGTTGATGACCACTCTGATGAGGAAAAGCAATCTGACGACTCAGCCGATACCAAAAGCGACTCGGAAACCTCGCTTGATGTTGAATTACAAACACTCCTACACGACATGAAAAGTTACATTACGAGGTGAAAAACATGGCAGACGAAAAGAACACCCTGGTGGAATTAAAAGGGTTATTCGAGGAATTTAAACAAACCAACGACCAGCGTGAAGCCGAAATTAAAAAATACGGTGAGGCATTATCAAGCACTGTGGAAAAATTAGAAAAAATGAACTCTCGAATGGACGAGCTTGAAACCAAACTCAACCGTCCAGCTCAAGGAGAAAATAAGGAAGTTGATCCGAACATCGAGAAAAAGAGAGCTTTCGATCTTTACCTCCGAAAAGGAATTGAGGAGCTTATTCCTGAGAAAAAAGCCTTAGTGACTTATGACGATACTTTGGGTGGATATTTAGCACCTGGAATAAGC